CAGGAACACCGGGGACTGGAACACCGGGGACTGGAACACCGGGGACTGGAACACCGGGGACTGGAACACCGGGGACTGGAACAAATCTTCTTTCAATACTGGTTGTTTCAATACAGAAGAACAGAAAATCTTGCTGTTCAATAAACCGTCAGATATGACCTATCGTGATTGGTATGAATCTGATGCAAGGTGGTTACTGAATCAGATACCAAAGGATGTTGTTGAATGGATTTGGTCAGACAATATGACTGATGAAGAAAAGGAACAGCACCCGGAATACAAGACAACAGACGGTTACCTGAAAGTGCTTGATGAATCTGAATGTGGTCAGATATGGTGGGGCAGCTTGTCAGACCGTCAGAAGAATATTATCAAGGCAATACCAAACTTTGATGCTGAAATCTTCTTCCAGTGTACGGGTATCAGGGTAGATGAATGATCTGCATTTCATGCCCCACCAAGAAGAAGCATTGAACAGAACTGAACAGTTCAACCGTTGTGCGTATTATCTTGATATGGGACTGGGTAAAACCTTTGTAGGTGCTGAAAAAATGTATTTGCTGAATAATTCGGTGAACTTGGTCATCTGTCAGAAGTCAAAGATAGATGACTGGGTGCAGCACTTCAAAGATTATTACCAAAGTGACAGGGTGATGAACTTGACCAAGAAAAGTGAAGCAATCAATTTCAGGACACTGGTTGACACCAAGGAATTATACAAAACGGATATTCAGATTGTTGGTGTCATCAATTATGAAACAGCGTTCAGGCGTGATTGGTTACTGAAATTACAAGGGTTTACCCTGATGCTTGATGAATCAAGCCTTATTACCAATGAAACCGCCAAGCGGTCAAAATTCATTCTGAAAATGAAACCTGAAAGCGTGATTTTGTTATCAGGAACACCGACAGCCGGGAAATATGAAAGGTTGTGGTCACAGGTGCAGTTGTTGGGGTGGAACATTACAAAGAAAGCCTTTTACAACAGTTATGTTGTGACAGAATGGGTTGAGAACGGGGACGGGTTCAAGCGTGAGGTTATCACCGGGTATAAGCACACGGAACACTTGAAAAAGAAACTTGCAAGTTATGGCTGTATCTTTATGAAAACAAGTGAAGTTCTTGAACTTCCTGAACAGACTGAACAGAAAATATTCTTTAAGTCCACACAGGCGTACAAGTATTTTACCAAGAACAGTTACCTGTTGTTTGATACGCTGAATTACTGCAAGTTTGATGATTCAGACAGTGAGAATGAAAACCCGTGTATTGAACTGGTCGGTGATAACAGCCTGACAAAAATGTTATATGCCCGGCAGTTATGCGGGCAATACCACAAAGAAAAATTGCAAGGCTTGCGGGACTTGGTTGAATCAACAGAGGATAGACTGATTGTGTTTTACAACTTCACCGCTGAACTGGATGCAATGCAACGGGTGCTGAATGATCTGAACAGACCTTATTCCGTTGTAAACGGTCAGAAGAAAGACCTGACAGCATACGAAAATGCAGATGATTCAATCACATTCATTCAGTATCAGGCGGGTGCAATGGGTGGTAACTATCAGAAAGCAAACAAAATCATATATTACACACTGCCACTTGGCAAAGGGTCATGTGATTTGTGGGAGCAGTCAAAGAAGCGTATTCACCGCATAGGACAAGCCAAACCGTGCTTTTACTATTACTTACTGGTGAAAGGTACGGTTGAAGAAAAGAATCTTGCAGCATTAAAAGAAGGGAAGGAATTGACAGATGAACTTTTCAAAGATACTTAACTGGATATTTGGAATCATGGCGTTCATTGGTGTGTTCCTGATTATTGGTGCAGTTGGTGCATCTGATTATGCGGTTGAAATGGGAATATATGAACCACTTACCGCACACCTGAAAGAATACATCTTTGGTGCGATTCTGATAATTCCCGGAATCATTTATTTGAAAATTACTGAAAGGGGTGATGAAAATTGAACTATTCAAAGAGCATGAGAAAGTCGGCAATGGTCAAAAGGGTCTTGATTCTGATTGGTGCTGCACTTGGTATTGGTTTGGTGATTGGTAGTGTGTCAGGATATACCCTGAAAACTCATATAACAGCCAAGAACAAAGAGAAATCAACGGAACGCAGACTTGAACGGTCAAGCACAGAAACCCTTGTATATGGGGCGTATGATAACAGAACTTTCACACAGGAAATTTCCCTTGACTGGGGTGCGGGTGACTTGGACTTCACACCGCTTGACTGCAAGATGCCGGAAGAACAACAAGAATTTACATATTACCTTTGTACCGGGTACAACCTTGATTTTACTCTTGTCATGGCACTGATACAGAATGAAAGCAGTTTTGACCCGTCAGTTGTAAGTGCAACACATGATTATGGTTATATGCAGATCAATGAAATGAATCACCAGTGGTTGACTGATACCCTTGGGGTTACGGATTTCACAGACCCATACCAAAATATCAGGGCGGGCGTATTCGTACTTAGAAAGTTATATGAACGGTATCAAGATACCAACATGGTACTGATGGCGTACAACATGGGTGAAGATGCCGCTGCCCGGTTATGGGAAAAAGGCATTTATTCCACAGACTACACAGAAAAGATTCTGAATTATCAGATGCAGTTCAATGAACAGTTGGGCGGTGAGTAAATGGCAGCAGAAAAAAACTTTGAAAATAAGGTCAAGAAGTTCCTGAAGGACAAGGGTGCTTGGGTACTGAAATACTGGGGTGGTGCTGCTTATACAAAAAGCGGTATTCCTGACCTGTTGGTTTGTTTCAACGGTTGGTTTTTAGGAATCGAACTGAAAGCACCAAACGGTAGACCGTCAGACTTGCAGTTATACAACCTTAGAGAAATTGAAAAGGCGGGCGGTATCGGCATCCTGTTATATCCAAAGGACTATGAACAGTTCAAGCAGTTTATTGAACACATTGAACTGGGTGAATTACCAGTCAACTTATACGGTGTTTATCCATTCCTGACAGAATGGAATCAACATAAAAATAATTAAAGGAGTGAAAGAGCATGGCAGCAAAAAAGAAAGCAGATGCAGCGGTTGAGAATACCGCAGAAGTAACACAGGAAAGCGTTCAGGAAGAAATTGAACAGGTAGCAGCAGACAATGCAAAGGAACTTGACAATAAGAAGTATGTGATTGACCACTTACTTTCAACCAAGCGTGAGGGGATGGAAGATCTGATTGCATACATGGAAGAAATCGGATTCTTTGAAGCACCTTGCAGTGGTGGAAATCACCTTGCTTGTCAGTTCGGTCTTGTTCATCACAGCAGAAATGTAATGATGGCAGCAGAAAATATTGGTTATGCACTTTTTGGCAAAGTCAAGTATGCAGAAATCCGTGATTCAGTCATCATTGCAGCAGCATTACATGACCTTGGCAAGTGCGGTGACTTTGGTAAGCAGATGTATGTGCCTAACATGATTAAAGACGGCAGACCCACCAAGGCAGAGCCGGAACAGA